GTCAGCTACGGATGTTGTGTGCCACGTAAAAATTGGGCTGTGTGTTGACATTGATCCCCAACAGAGTGCTAGTGCTGCGAGTGGCGTTGAGAAAGTAGGACAGACTCAGCGTCAGATCTGGTCCGGTCTGGCCGCGTATTTCTTGCAATAAGGTCATGACTGGTGTACCACTGAGTTCTGCTGTTCTAAACAGACTCACAGTAAAGTTTCCTGCAGCTTCACCGGTGCCAAACTGACTGACAAAATAACTATTGACTGCATCGTATTCGTCAACAGAGACTGAACTTTGGTAAGCATAAAATTGATCAAAGATTTGTACTGTGGCATCTTTGTTGGGATTAGCGTAGTTTACAGAACCCATGATTTATAATCCCAGTTGTGATTGTATAGTGGCGCCCGAAGTATTTACTCTAGGAGGATTTAGAAACAGTTGACCGTTGCCAGTGGCAGTGGCCTGTCGCATGTTGCCAGCAAAACCCTGTTGTATCACACTGGTAGCTACTCCCTGCACTTCTGCACCAGCTATCTGTCCTAGGTTGACATTTTTAAACGTGTTGTAGGCCGTGCCGGCTGTTTGTACAGCACCAATAATATTTTGTAATCCACCCTGTCCCGATGCCAGGGCTTCAAGATCCTGGGTTACCCCCGATACTGCATCAATGATACCGCCTTGTCCAAACACTGTGGCAGTACCACCTGGTCTTGACAGCTTGCTCTTGGTTGTATCGTAGTGGGCTGGATCAGCAAATCCTGGCACACTGGTGCTGGGTTGTGCGCCGCCGATGGCTCCGCTGTTGTACTTGACTGATTCGTAACTGATAGTCAGGGTATGACTCATGGTGCCAGCACCTTGGCTATAATCATACTGATCACTTTTCCAGTTGGTGATGACAGGATTGATCAAGATATAGCTGGCAAATCGTTTTTGTGCCAGACCGTATATGGTGATATCGTTGAAAAATCTAGGCTTTCCGTTGTTGTTTCCTGAGGCATTGCCTGCGCTACTGTCAGTATAGCTTTCGCCTATAAATCCCCAATCGGTATTTTGTCTATTGGTATAAGTGTCGGAGGTATTGTACCCAAATCCATTTTGCAAGGTTTGAGACCGGCCTAGACTGCCACTGGTGTTGGGCACGTTGTTGTAACCGTAGGTGGGATCTTTGTAGTAGTAGGTGTAGTAGTTGTACCAGAGATTCCTGATAAGATCGCTTTGATCATCATGCAAAGTGATAGTGACCGGTTGATAGTTGATCTTGGTCTGTACTATTCTTTTGCGATTGTATTGATTCAGGGTTTCGGCTGAAATTTCAAAGCTGGGTAAATCGGCTGTCTTGACCATGAGCCCCACACTGGCTATGTCATTGTTTGCAAAAGCCGTGCGCAGGGCCGGAATTTCGCCCGAGTTGATATTGAAAAAGCAGTGGAATAGATACTTGGTTCTTGGAGTCAGTTCATAGTTGTTGCTTCTAAAAGTTCTAGAAGCATGACTATAATCTTTTAATTGATCGGTACCAAAGAATCCTTGTAAGATGTTCTCGCCAAACGAGCTAAGGTTCATGGCGGTCTATCAGTTATTGTGCAGTACCAACACCAGTGACCACATCACCCAATGTACGACCAATTGCTTGTCCTACACCAGGACCTGTTCCGCCAACACCTTGTACAGCATTGTCGAAGCGGATGGTCAATGCAATCTGCATGGCTTCGTTTGTGCCATAATTCATATCACCGTAGTTGACACCTTGTAGATAGCAACCAAGTATGGACCAGGTCTCTAACGCGATTGGAGCATTGGTACCATTGCCGCCGTCTAGCACTTCAAACACTGTGGTAAACTTGTAGTCAATACCCGAACTGGCACTACTCATTTCAGCAAAATCCAACTGTTTCTGTAGTTGTTCGCCAACCAGTCGAGTCACATTACCAGCAGCATCATCACGTATGTTGCAAGTGATGTCCTGCCAGCTGTATTTGCCAGCCAACTTGATAGTACTGTTGTAGATAGGAAGATCAATATTTTCAAAAGTCACGTTGGGACGAGTGAAATCCACCACCTGTTTGGTCAGCTCTGTTACTGGGCTTGATACTCCAAAATTCTGGAAGCTGACTCTGAAGCGATACTTCAGTTTGGGCATCAACAGGCCTTGCGATGGACTGCTCTGATCGCTGGCCAGTGGTACGGTCATTTTGGTTAATGATGATGTAGCCATTTTTCTCTATCTCCTAATGTACTTTTATTTATGGTATCTGTGCGTGCCAAAATTATGCTATAGTTTGGGCTGCAATGGTACCGGTGTTCTGTATACGTACTGGTATGTATATGAACTCAACAGCCTTGACTGGCTCGATCGCGATATCAACCCATAATTCATTGGCATCAATGCGAGCCGGTGTGTTGTTGGTAAGATCGCACACAACCAGGTAGTCATAGATTCCACGTTTGGCCACCAAGTCAATCATGAGATTGGTTATGCTGTTGGTGATCTGTTGGCGTGTGATGGTATCGTTGGGCTCGAACAAGTAGGTCTTGCCAATGGCACTCAATCTGGCTCTCAAGAACGCCACCAAGCGTGCCACGTTGATACGATCAAGAGCAGTGGCACTTCCTTGCAGAGTATGATTACCAAAGTTGGTTATGCCCACACCCGGAATAAACGTGATTGGGTTGATGTTGTGCTGATACAGCACATCACGTAGACTTTGTGTGACTCCTAGTGGTACAAATGCACCTGTTTGGCCGTTCACATAACCAATCTGGGTAGCATTGTCAACCACACCACGTCTGGTTCCGGATGGAGCCAACCATGGATAAGACACTTCGTCACTGCGTATAATGGTACGCAACATCATGTGACTTGGGCATGTCACCACCAAGTTTCCACTGAGGTCAGTTGTGGTACAGCTAGGGTAGAAAGCGCCAGCATAAGCATCTCCGGAATCAAGATTGCCGTCGGCTGTGATTAGGCCTAGACCATTGTTGTTGGTAGACCAAGTGACAATTTCGTCTGGTGTCAATCGCAATGGAGTATCAACCACAGCAAATGCAGTTTGGCCTCGATCCACGTTGAGCACAGCTAGATTTGGTGCCAGCTCTGGATACTGTGGACAGGCTATGAGATTGAATTGATTCTGTTCTTCTCTGATGGTAGTGTTCGCATCAATTCCACTACGCAGTGCGGCTACGATAATAGCACGTTGAGCCTGACGACCCATGTACGGGCTGCCATCGGGCCTGTTGCCGCTGGTGGTCTTCCAAGTATTGGTCACTGTGATTGGTGTCCAGTACACAGTAGTTCCGGGGGTCTGATTGGTACTGGGCTTGAGTGCGATATACACAACACCGTTGTACATGACCAAATTGCCAATGCTGTAGGCTGTGGTGCTGAGCCATTGATAGGCTGGGTAAGCTGTGTTGTTGAAGTAGTTGGATTCAAAGGTCTTGACATTGAATCCTGAACGTCGAGTATTCCACAGCAAGATACCATCTGGATACAGGCTAGGACTTGGTGCATCCGGGTCAAGATAGTTGCTGGTCAACAGGCTGGTAATGGTTGGCAAGGCATCGGCCACAGGATCTGTGGTTCCATTTGGTGCCCATCTTGCATCTTCAAACAGCACGCCATTTGATGTGGTTCTGTTGCTGTTGTCCAAGGTCACCCATTGATCCTGGCCATTGACATTTTGCCAACGATTGATCACTGGGTACAGTTCAAGGTCGCTGGTATCAATCCAGAGATCTCCGTGAACCAACGGTGACTGTGCTGTGTTGTTTTGTGTGGTAGGAGCCGTAGCTGAAATTTGCGGACCTGCGGCATTGGTCAGACTGAGATTGTAGCCACGTATGTCATTGGTCACAGTTTGATATCCTACCCATTGACCGCTGTTCTGTATCATGATATCCACCTGGGTGGTATCGCTGTAGTACCAGTAAGTTCCGTTTAGCGGATTCTGATCTGGAGAAGTGTTGCTAGAGGTATAAGAGAAAGTAGGATAGCTGACCCAGTTGCTGAGTACCAGGGTATCAACTGTGGTCACATCTAGTGCAGTCAAGCCCACGATATTTTCGCCCAGTGCAAAACCGGCCTCACCTACAGGATCACCCGAGATGCTGGTCAGTTGTATATCTCCACCTTGACTGTGTGTGAATACTACATGTCCCGAACTATTAAGTGTAGCACTCACATACGGTACACCTGCAGACGATACAGCAGCAATGAAATCTGCTGGACTGGTGCCTTCGAGAGTGGCCGTGGCTGTGTTGAGAGTCGTACTACCGGCCTGTGTGGCGGAAATAGTAAATTGATTGCCTGCGGTAAACACATCGCCTGGTGCTGAATAACCAGTCACGTTTGTGGCTCCTACTGCATGGCGTTGCCAGATCATGAACGTGGCAGTTCCATTGCCGTACGCATCAACCTGGGCATAGGTATAGCCTTGTCCAATGTCGTATCCGCCGCCCGACGGATCAAGATTGTAATTGGCTGTAGCATTGTTGGCATAAACTGGACAATTCTGTGCCACAAATGTTCCCAAAGTGGTGCTGTATTGCTTTAACACCAGATTGGTACCAAGATTCACGTTGTTGGTCTTTTGCCATACTGATCCGGTAGGAGCAGGTGTGGCGCTGGTGCTGGTCCATCTTGGATTTTGATAACTGTTGCTGGCCAAATATTGCGGAGTCGAATATGATCCAGAAGCAATTCCCAGCGCAGACAGAGCTGTACCTGAGATACTGACACTGTCGGGCCAGGTTATTGTTCCTACATTGGTAGACCTATTGGCACCGGCAAAATCAAACGTGACCGAAGTATTAGTACTGGCTGTCACATTGTAAGTGCCATTGTAGTTGGTATTGGCAGTTCCGGACACTGTGATGGTGCTGCCGACTGGATATGGAGTTGGTACATTGGCCCCATTGGTGAATACCAGGGTAGCAGTTCCAGCTGTGACATTGGCTGTGCCGCTTGACACAGTTCCTGTAAATCCTGGTGCTTGACTGTCGGCATAAAGATACATGGTTCCACCAATCACGCCCGAATACACGCCTGAAATATTAGCAGCATTGATCTGCGCAGACACATTGGCCACTGTGTTGTTTGGTGCGGATGGCACAGTGATAGTGTTGGTGTTGTTGATAACAATATTGGTATTGGCTACAAGATTGGCTGGACTCTGCGTGCCACTGATTGTGGGCCATGCGGTCTTCCAGTCATCGCTACCGACCAAGACCCAGCTGTTGTACACCGAGCTGAGCGCACTGGAAGTGGTCTGACTGGCAGTAGGACCTCCACGCTTGTAGTATTCGGGATTCTGCAAGGATCCTGCTATGTTGGCAGTTTGTATCTCACCAGCCACCACAGTGTAATTTCCAATGCTGCCGTAGCTGGCCAGCGGAGTAGTTGTTCCGTTTACAAGATTGGCAGTGCTGGTAATCACACTAGGAATCTGATTGGTATATGCTCCGGTGGTCACATTCCATTCAAAAATACCCCAGGAACTGTTTACAGTATCTAACCAATAGGTACCATTGGGCGGGGTACCAACCGGACGTGTTAGACTGGCTGTAAGTGCAGCCAAGTCAATGTTGACACGTTGTACATAACATTGATTGGTGATGCCTAGGGCACTATAGGCGGCTAGTAGGCCGTATTCGTTGAGCTCGTAGCCATTGATCGGAACACCAGCAGTGGTGCTGTAGAAAAATGGAGTACCAAATGTGTTTAATAAATCTCGTTGGCTGGTCATCAGATAAGTCCGGTTGGCATTGGCAGCCAACGTGCCAGCTGCTACGCCAACTCCGGCACCAGAAATCTTGTTCTGGGCTGTGGCCAGCAAAATGAACGGAACCGAATTGGTAGCGCCTGGGACATAATTGCTTTGGTCAATTATGCTAACTTGTACACCTGGTGACAGTAGAGACATATCATAATCCTTTATATTCTAGTATTGATATTTATGTAGTCTTGAGAAAAAATGCTCGGCACAGGCCCCTTTGCAAAGGTTTGGTTTAAATACAGCATGACCAGACCCGTGTGCAACACCTGTAAACAAAGATTATGTGCTGTGAATTATCACCGAGATGGATGCACGCACTATCGCAGTCGGTGCGACCCTTGTATCAAAAGGAATCTACGACCACGACCACCTGTTCCCAAATGGCAATCAGGCGGCTATACTAAAAAAACCACATGCGAATTGTGTGGGTTTAGATCCAGGTATGTGGCACAACTGCTGGTGTATCACGTGGACGGTGACATGAACAATGTCCATGTGCGCAATCTACGCACTATCTGTCAGAACTGCGTGATACACGTGAGTCGATCTAATCTACCGTGGCGGTCTGGGGATCTTGAACCAGACCTGTGACCTGGCGATACAGATCGTCTAAGCTGGCATTGTTGGTGATAATGTGATCAAACTCTGTACCAATCCAGGCAGTTTCGCTCACATGTACGTTGAATTTGTCCAGCTTGACCTGGGCCCAGCTGTG